AAAAACTCATGAGACGAATCAGGAGTATGACCAATCTCAACCCACTGAGAAGTGTTAGCATCCGTATAATACACCAACGTATTGCCGGTATCCGACTCAAACCACATGTCGCCATCACTAGGACTAGAGGGTGGAGCATCCGCAACAGTTACAGATGCCCCAGCTTGACGCCACGCTGCCCCTGACCTGAAGTAAAACGCATCATTCGTCGTATCAACTGCAATAGATCCATCTTCAATTGTAGAAGAAGGAGCACCAGCAGTAGTTTCTGTCTTTACAGAATGGGTCGAAGATGCAGAAATTTTGGCGGAAGGAAAATGCTTAATCGCCATTACGTCGTGTACTCGACTCCGCTGACAGTCAGGGTTAGAGCTCCAGATGTCGCCTGAAGAGCCTGTAATGTCTCATTTTTGGCTAAAACCATTGAGACATCAATAGATACAGTCTCATCCCCCTGCACAACGAAATCGGAGAACACTTGATTTGTTACACCCGCAGTCCCGCCAGATGCAACAGCATGCAAATCAAAGTTTGCAGCGCTATTCGTAGTATTACAAATAATAATATTTTTTACAATAGTATAATAATCATTAGTATTAGTTACGGTATACAGGGTGCCAATAGAGGTACCAGGCTGTCCTCTATACAAATTTTTAGCAGTGAATTGTGCCATCTAGGCCACCCCCATCCAATATAAAACCTCGTTATCATAAACCGTTTGACTAATATCTGTTATAGTGGTTGCATCCAAGACATGCCCGACGGTTGAACTGGAATCATGAGAAGCAGCAGTCGTACTGTCGAAGCCACGACCACTTACAACTCCACCAATATTCTCAGCGACTGTAAAGGTGTTGCCAGATCTAGACGACACCAATACCTTCTCTTCATCATTCGCGCCACGATCCAATACCACTACAAACGGATATGTGCTCCCATCCGGGAACCCAGATCCACTTGTAACAGTAAAGGATGTGGCCGACGAATTAATACCGGCAGATAATTCTGTTTCCGATGCGGCTCCTACAAACTCTCGTCTCTTCAGGGTCATAACTTACCCCGATCAGTCGAGCGAAATGTCTAGGTCGCCGGTCGAAATTTTGAATGTATCCCCTGCATCCACAGATTTAGACGAACTGAGAGCACCGTGGAATAACAAGTTTCCAGCAGAAGCATGATCATGAATACCAACATGCGTCACCGTTGCGGCAGGCATGCTCGTATACGTAATATCTGCAGTATTGGAAATCGTACCACCGGAAGCCGCCGATCCAAAAGTAATCGACTGACGGGCATACGACCCACCTGAACACTCAGTACCGGAATCTGCATCCGTTGGGTTGGAAGTATAGAGCGCAAGATACACAGTCGAAGGACTGGTATACGCTGCATTCTTAAGGACATGATCCAAAAGCTCGTTTTCCAAATAATTGCTAATTGCGGCCATTACAACCTCCTATTTTTAATACTTTTTATTTGGGTCTCTTTGTTTTAACAAAATTCCCAGTTGCCAACAACATGTTGACAATATCATGTGACACACACTGAACCGGCTCATCCATTGTGAACTTGTGTCCGTGCATGCTATATGATGTGGGGCCGTTGACCATCTTTACCCAAACGCCATCATCGGATGCCTTAGCACCCCACGAAGTCGGTTTAGATGTCTCTGCCGTTACCACTTCCGTCTGTACATCTTCGTCAGCCATAATTACTCCTTATAATGAGCTTTAACGTCAGACTCCTTGGCTCGAACAAACGAGCCAGTTGAAATAAGATGTAAAGCCTCTTTCTCCGGTAAAGCCTTAAAAGGATGCTCTAGAGTAAACTCGTGATTACCCATAGCATACCCTCTGGGACCGTCCATCTTTACTAAGATCTCTTTCCCAGAAGCAGACTTCTTTGCCGGAGCTTTCTTTGCCGGCGCCTCAGCAGCGGCTTCTTTTGGTTCTTCGACTTCCGCGTCCTGAATGGACTCAGAAGTAACTACATTATCATCAGCCATGACTAAATCTTACCATACCTCCTTTCATAATACAAAACCTACTTCTAACGAAGACGAGGGGCAGTTACTCACTGCCCCTGCGTCTCCATTAGTTATTCACTATGTTTAAGCGGCGCGGCGCTTAATGTTCTTCGTGATCACGTAAGCGTCAAAGTTTTCAACGTTAGACGCAACCCGAGTAAACTGAGTGTACTCAATAGTATCTTTCTTGGGCTTGAACTCGCGATACACAACGATTTCACGCTGAATACCAACAATGTGGTTCTGCGGGAAAGTCATGATCAGATAACCGTGACTGCCTGCGGCACCACTGTAATCGCCAGCCTCTGCTTCCGGCATGAGGGGAACCTCAAGGACCGGAATGCCAAACGGACGCAAGCCTGTATCACCAGGACCGCCGTTTGCACCACCAGCACCCTCAAAGTACCGACCACCAATATCAGAGTTGACCGGAGAGCCGCCAGAAGCGACATTCCCATCAACCTTAACAGACGGATCTCCTAAGTGATAGATGGTGTCCTGCACTAATTGAGGACCACACATGAACCGAAGATCATTGCGGCGCTGCAGGTACTTGCTTGGGATCTTACGAAGCGAACGATCATAGACTGAACGAGAGATCGGCGTGCCGCCCTCGCAATCCAGAACATAACCGCTTGCCTTTCCAAGCTTAATGAAGCCGTCAAGGCTCTTGAGCAGACCATTGCTGCTCGTAGTATCGCCATTGATGAGCAAGTCATCAAGGTCGTTCGCCGTCTGGCGGGCCATCACCGATGCGAGATGATCCTCTAACGAATCACCCGCAATGTTGTCCTCAAGGGACTCAGTGCTGATCTCCCAGTCTAAACGAAGTTTCACAGTTGTAAGCGACACTTTGGTGAAGGTAACAGCAGCGTTTGCGCCGGTGTCAGAAGCCTCAGTAGCCTTCGCCATGATGCGCGTACCGATGGAGAGCTTATCGATCTCCATCTGCGGGGTCCGCATACGCACAACTCGCGAGGACTGCAAGAGGGCAGACTGATCAACGACGAAATCAATGAAGCGGTTGGCCTGAGCCGGCTTTAAAATGCCGCCACTGGCGTTTCCGACAACGCTGGTAGTGACCTCATTTGCTTTCGCAAGAATTTCTTCCTGAGTTGACATTATCTTCCTCCTTATATCCTTTTACTTTTCGTATCCAAAAGCCTTAATAAGCTCTTGGGGAAGGTAGAGGTTGTCCCAGAAAGTTGTTTCATCAACCTTAGCGATAATCTCATCCTCCACCATTTCTTCGTCGCTTTCGACGCTCTTTTTCACAGCGCCGGCAGTTTCTAACTGCTCGATCTTAGCCGAAGCATCAGAAAGAGCATCCTTCTGCTCCTGAATGGTCGCCATTGCACCATCAAGCTCCTCGCGGAACTTAGCAACAGCAGCATCAAGAGCAGATGAGTCAACCTCGGTCTCTACGACCTCAGCCTCCTCAACTTCAACGCTTTTTGCAACTGAATCCAACTTTTCATCAACATAAGTCTGAGTATCAGACTTCAGTTCCTCCTTTAGGAGGGAAAGCTTCTCATCAACGACTGCACCAAGCGCATCCTTCAGAATATCAATATCCATATCTACATCTCCTTCGGAATCTTGATTTGAGTCAGGAGAAGCTTCTATTTCAAACTTCTCTATGTCGTCAGATGTGGAAGTTTCATCTTCCATATCATTGTGGAGCCAATTCATAAAACGCCGAAGCAAAGACGCCTTCTCCTGAACGGAGAGAGCGTCAGAAACCTCAGCACCTTCATCAAAGAGCTTATCTTCCACAGTTAAAACGTTATCATAATTTATATCTTTTTGCAAACTGATGTTCGATTCGTCAATATTTTCTGTAATTTCCTCATCATTTTCTAGCATATAGTACAGCTCGCCCGCATCATTTGACTTTACAAGTTCTACGATTGCAGCCGGGTTAGCAGGATTATCCACCAAACTAACCTCGCCAAGCTCATACTTTGTTATACGATGAACAGGTCTACCCAATTGTTTACTTAATGATTCATCCATTTTCTTTTCTAGTATTCTTCCACCGACCGAGAACGCTGCTAACGTTCCATCCAAGACCTTTTCCCAAGTACTTTGGGCACCCTTGGATACAAACGCAGACAGCCTCATACCCTTATGAAGGGCACCATCGATTTCTAAGTCGATAGGTTCATAATCAATTGCCTTACCAACGGCAACCGGGGCGTGCATCTCTCTGATATTACCACGCCAAGCTTTAAAGGCTGCCGTAGAAGCATCAAACTCAATGATGTCACCAGAACTATCTATATTGTCAGCGGTGGCAACTCCTGTTACAATGCGCTCTTCCGACTTGATCATCTCAATAGGAAAAGACACATGAAACGTATTATCTTGCATAATCGCCTCCTGTGTTATTAATATACTATTTATTGCGTAAAAACGCAAGTTGTGTTAGGAACCTGTAGCGAATACGCGACAGTTAACGGCAGTAGTCTTGACTTCAAAACTGTGGTGGTTTCCAGGTATGGCGATATAAGTAGCGCCACCAGGTGGTATTGCAATTCTGCGCTGATCAGTTGATCCACCATCAAACTGTATTGTAGCGATGGTCGTCGCATGTGAATTCCATACCCATAAACAACTTATCGAAATATGATCACCACCAGGAGCCGTAATCTGGATTACCCCATCGGAGTCCTGATACCCGTCCGGGGTGCCCCACCAAACAATAGATTCCATTCCGTTATAAGACATAGTGTCCTCCTTTATTCATCTTGCGCTTCCCCACGTTCTCGCCGTTCCCCGGTGACCGCCGTAGGGGCTTGGCCACCATCTCTATCCGGTCCCGCTTTAGGCGGAGAACCAGACTCAGCGTTGTTATTGCCATCAGGCGCACCCTCTGGCTTCTTAGCCTCTTCTTTAGCCTGCTCTTCATCCATCTCAAGTTGTTTCATCTTGACATTGGACGGGAACGGCAAGACCTCATCGCCCTCAGTTCTCTGAGTCAGCCCCATCTTCTCTCTAACCTCATTAGGCGTTATCACCTCAGTCCTTAGGTATCTATCGTTGATCCTTGACTGGAGGTCGTCGTCAATCAGATCTATTGATTCAAATCTAAACTCTACATTGTCAGTATACTCTTTGACAATTCTGTTTATTCGTTTCTCAATAATCTTCTGATCCGGGCCAACAACCTGAGTTTTGAAAGTCTTGTCTGCGTCACGCGAAACGGCCAGGTTGGCATTATCGTAAACGCCAACCTTCGGAGCAGGGACGCGATTGCCAACCAGAATCTCATCCCTATTAGATTTACGATATTTATCAAACGACGAATCCTGAACCCCGGCTTCCAATTTTTCAAATTTCACATCAGAATCGTTACCCATGGATGGGGGCAAAGGAACTATCAAAGTTCCATGATGCTTCCCCTTCACTTCCTGACGGAAATAGTTGACAAGTTGCTCCTTGGATCTTTGACTCAACTTGGCGCCCTTTAAAATTATGGCATATCTTGGAA